GTATAGAGTTCGCAGCACCAACCCACTCTGCAATTATTTGAAGTGGTAAATCAGTTGCGCTTTCTAAATCAAATCCATTATTGATTGATTTCAAAAAATCAATACAGTCAATCAATGGATCTATAGAAGCTTGAACAGTAGATATAAATTTTGGTTTCCGATGCTGACTGGTAATCAAAGACAGATACTTTTTATTTGTCATTAATCACCGCCCGAAATATTGATTTCAACGTTATCTACATCACAATAAGCGACTTCGTTAAATGCAAGTCGGTAATCACCATCCAACTCTTGATCATTAGCCACAATTTTTATTGAGCTAATTTCATAGGTTATTGAATTAAGATTTCCATACAAGCCAGCTGGAACATAAATTTTGTTTAGTGAAATTTTGTCTCCTATATCAAGCTGATTAACGTAGTCAGCAATAGCCTGCTTTATCTCGTCACCAATTTCGGTTGTGTATTCCGATGTGCTTTGCAGACCAATATTAAATCCAATATTGATGATATTTGGTCTATGGAGGAAAATATCTACAGGTTCTTGGAATGAGTCTAAAACTGTAATTTTGGTATTGCCAAAATAACCACACCCCATTGATTTTTTAACCCGCATGATATTGGCGATTTCAGTTGCATCACCACCAGAAACCACAACACATAAGCTATTTGGCGGTATACCAGTATCATTTATCACATCCGTGTCATTCTCGTATGTCTTACAACGAGATACTCCGGATAAACTAAATATTGCCCCCTTAATACCATCAGTTTTTGATTGCGAAGGAATGGCAACAGATAAGGCTTGTCGTTGTCGTAATTTGGTATCACTTTCAACCGACATACCCAAAGTTGATGATGTTGGATTGGTCACGCTCAACCATCCACGCGTAGGCTTACCTTTTGTGGTAATTGAATTCGGTAAAGCTAATATCGCCCCCGCTTCTTCAGCTGTTGCCGTGATTATGATTTCTCCACTGGAAGGAAAAGAAACATTTTCAGGGAATAACCATTTTTTACCATTGGCATCAGGTGAATAACCATTTGTGATAATCGTGCCCGCAACACCAGTTAATTTCAAATCTACTGTTGAGTGGGTTGGGATTGCGCGTCTAATACCATTAATGGCCACATTGCGAGATAGAGATTCTTTAGTGGCTGTCTTAGGTGAAAATGTTGATACAGCATCAACACATGCAGCCCCACAATCAGACACTACCCGTGCGAGTACACCAATCCACTGTCCATCCTGACTATCATTTTCAAGATATGCATCAGATCCATAAATTGCACGATATTCATTTTTTAAAAACTCTACAGCTTCATAGTATGTTGGTGCGACAACACCAGCACTGGTTAAAACAGGGGCTATGGTTGTTAAGCTCATTGTTCTAGGCTCTCATTTAAATTGATTGATCCATAGATCGTATTTACCGTCATTGATACTGAAAGTTTTCTTGTTTCTGAATTTAGTGAGCTTTGAAATTCTTCTATGCTCTGGACACCCGGTGTTTCCAATACTCGTTGTCGTAAAGTGAGCTCATATAAATTATTGGACTGTTTACCGAGTATTGATTGATTCCAACCTGTACCATCAGATGTGTCGGCAAACCACTCACCCATCCAAAGTTGCAAGCGAGTCAAGATTGCCTGCGCTACCGCTTCAGGTGAGTTAATGTGAAAATTATTAACACCCGTGCCAAACGAATAATCGTTATCTTCATCTAGTTTTCTATAGCGCATAAAAAAAGTCGCCTTTCAGCGACCCCTCATTTAAAAATTTGACTACTTTGGTTTAGATACGTCCTGACCATCACCTTGCTCTGTATGTGTATGGCTAAACAAGCTAATTGTTTTAGCTAATACATCACTGAGTGACTTGATAATACCATCCACTGTAAGAGTACTTTTCATCTCAACCGGATGATGAAATACAGATTTAGCTCCAATGAAGTTAATAACCCCGTCAGGTGTAATCTGAATTTTGCAAGTGTTTTCATCATTTCGAATTTCTAAATCAGTTGTTGAAATACCGCTAATCTTATTGGCTTGAGATTGAGGTCTGAAAAATGCAAAGCCATCAGATAGGTCGTGTTTTCGTGTATTAAAAGGATTCTGAATACCGCCTGACTGCCACCAAATATCTATGTTTCTTGAGGAAAAAGAAACAAAACACTCATCACCCTTATTGATTGGATGCGTAATGGTAAATCCACCGGCACAGGGAAACATTACTGGCACATCTTCAAGTGGAGGTAGTTCTACCGTTCTAACCACACCATCCCTGTCCCTGACTGGTATTTTTATTGCCGAAAAGACTGATACTGTTACTGCTTCTGGGTCATAACTTTCAACAATACAAGGCAGTGATGTCCAGAGATGCGCAAGCTCACCTCGGATTGCATCTTTGATGATGAGCAGCATATCTGGGGAGCGTTCATTTAATGATATTGTCATTGATCTGGTCTCGCTGTAACAGATATGCCTGATTTTGGAACAGTCCCGCCAACAGCAATACAAACTAGGCTTGTATACCAATCTGTGCCGCGATTATCACCACTGTGCTCTGATGAACAGATGATAAACATACCGTTCACCCCAGATGCTAAGTTCGGATTTTTGAATGGCTGATCCACTCCTTCCTGTCCATAAGCAATATCGTAAGATTCGGTTTGCATATTGGTCATATCCACCTGAACACGACCACCCCATTTGAGTTTGGGATTTAAAAGACATGTGATTTTCAAACCGTCAGTAGTTAATTGCGGCATACCCACTACACCAGTCTTAGCAGTTAGAATATGCAAAGGTTCAATCGTATATTTATCAACGATACGCATATGAATCTCTTCATCAGAAAGCGTATAGGCAAGATCATTATCCTTGCTGAATTGCTGCATGTTCAAATCAAGAGAACCAAATATAACTTGGCCTCGGATAAATTTTTGATCCGACAGTTCAGGTGTGTAGCCAAGCTGCAAACCCGCCTTCTCATATTCATTTAGAAGTATATTCTTGGTTTCATCCACACTTGTTCCTGCGGGTATGGAAATTCCCACAGTTTTCTCAGTTTTAACCACCTTACCCGAAACAGCTAAAATACAAAGCCATGTATCAACTTGATTATCTCGACCACGGCGGTATTGAAAAACCTCTCCTTTAAATAGAATCTCAAGCCCTGAACTTTCATAACCAACTTCAAGTATGACCTTACTACTCACCTTCTGATCATTCACACCATATAACTTATCCATTGTATCCTTGGATATGTTGTAGATATAAATCTCAGCAGCCTTAGGGGTTTCTGTTGTTGGTTGGGAAATATGGAAGTAAATATGAAAATCCGATAAATCCAATGCTTGGGGCTGATTGCTATCTACCTGTACTGTGAGTTTACACTGTCGCATCCATTGTTCTGACATTAATCATCACTCCAATACAGGTTTATATTGCTACCTAAGTCACTAAATAGCTGATCTTCACCTTGATTACTATTGGATGCATACAAACTACCCTTGATGATGTGTTGATGTTGGGCAAGCAAGTTATCGCCCATCACCATAGGTATGCCTGCAATTAGATAATTTTCAGAAGTATCCATTACATCCAAGAACCACTTAGATCCACGGTAGATGACCTGTAGCTTGTAAGTAATAGCACCTAACTTCACGTTAATTTTTTGATTTGTACTCAATAGTGGTATTTCATATAAAGCCATATTAAAACCCCAGAACATCACTTATAAAGCCACCAGTTTTACTTAGCTTCGACTCATTCACTTCCACCTTCTGCACAGTTCCACCATCCTTCACCTGAGCAGTTGATTCAGGTGAGGCTTGATTTTCAACCAATACTGTTGTTTCGGCAGTTTTAACAATAAAAACTTTCTTAAAAGTTATATCGATCATCAGCACATTTTCTGTTGCCTTATCAGTGGTGCAGCTCAATGACTTAATGAGCATGTTGGTATATAAGCGTTTACCGGTTGAAATAATCAGCCTTACATAATTCTCTTGTAGCAACTGCAATGTTTCATACACCGCAATCAAACCAGTTGTTTCAGACAAAATTGAATCACCCACCATCCCATTCAATCGACCTGCGCTCTCTGACCATCCGAGTTTCATTGAAAGTTTTGGTGGGGTTTTATATGCATGATCATGCATTGGTGATCCCACATCGGTTGGATGCTCAGTTATTTCAATTTCATCATCGTGTTTTTCTTCAATCGTCACATCAGCAAAAAGCCCCATGATTGTTCGACCTTTGCCAGCTAACAAAAGAGATCCGGCTTTTTCCGTTAAGGGTGATGCAATAGCTGAATTGATTAGGGAACTTATTGCCATGTTTACTTTTCCTAAGACGTAAAAAAACCGCCTTAGGCGGTTTCTTCTTCACATATATCATCGCTTGGTAGTAGCAAAGGGTTATGCCAACCGAGCTCCAATAAAACAATTTTATAATTGTTTACCCTCTTAAATTGCAATACCCAATCAGATGTTAGGTATTGTCCATGAGGAGTAGGATTCCATTTCGGATCACCAATATGAACATGCCAGAGATTATGTTTATCAGCTTTAGCTATCAATTCGCTTCGATTTTCATAATTTTCAGGAACCCGATTTGAAGGAGAAATTTTTCCTTTCCACCCCCTTAAACCATGCTCTTCGTAATGATCAATAAAATCATCAATCAAATCTAAAGTGGATTTTGGGTATGATTGACTATAATATTTATTAAATGTTTTCCCAAAAGCTACTTGATATTCTATTTTTGCTGATTCTTTCTCGCCCATTCTCTTCTTTGCTCACGGGTTAAACCTCGCGGCATTGTATATGATTCTTCTTGAGCTAATCTAGATAAATGATCAATATCAAAATATTGCACCGCACCTGTAGGCTGAGATGTCTGTAAAAAACGAACTGAAGTGCTAGATGCAACAAAACTCATTGCTCGATCCATTGTTCTCGCTCTTACAACTTTTGACATATGAAATACCATCCTTTCCGATAATCTATATCGTACGATATAATTATAACAGTAATTATTCCCCAATGCATAAGCTTGTTTGTATTTTGCACAGCGCGATTTTCCTTGGGTGTAAAAAAACCACCCGAAGGTGGTTGTGAAGACTTATTTAATATTACTGGTAATCTTCTAGATTATTAAAAATCTGATTTGCGTAATCTGTGGCTACATTAGCATGGGCTGATACAATTTCAATATCAAACCTATAATCAGCATCTACTCTTAATTTTCTCGCCCTTTTCATGTTATTTGACACCTTGGTTAGTAACTGCCTTCGTGCTTTATCAGTAGAAGGTAATTTTCTAATTTGGTTTTCACAAGCATCAATAACGGCTTGATGCGATCTTTCATGTCGATCTTTTTCATCCATTGGAAAAAATAATCGATTATCAATTTCATACTTTAATTGATTTAATGCTGCGTAATAAGACTGGTGAATAACACTTCTTAAGTGGCATTCACTTTCTATATTTAAAGCATTTATTTCCTTAATGTAATCTAAACGGTGCTGTGGCTTGAATTTTCCCATTTATATAACCATCTGATATTCAATTGAGGTAAATGGGAGCAGAATTATTGTTAACTTTGAAGCTGTTTCAAACAAATCTTCTGTACTGGTAATATCATCATATTCATTTAATATTAATTTAATTATATCTAAATTATCAGCATCTAATTCAATATAAAATGATAAGCCCTCATCATCATGAATACCAAAATCCTGTCTAACCATAGAAAAACATATATTTTTTTTTCTAATTATGTTGTGAAGGATATCTAATATTTCCTTAATCTTATACACATCATAACCGCGATTTATTAAAACTTCCTTTCTTTGAAGGAGCTTATCTTTATATTTTTGATGCACAAGCAAACTTCCAACTTTGTCAAAATCAAAAGTTGCCATTGCGATTCTAATGAGATTGCTCTGAGCATCCTCATCATATGAAAGCGCAAACCCCTCTGCTGCCTCATCAAAATATCCAAATATTAAATATTTTGCTGCTTGATTGTATCTTGAGATGTTATCGTGCATTCCAAAATGGATCGCATTTTTGAAAGCCGATTTCATTTCTTTGGGTTGATTTTTGAGGCTATAAATATAGCCTTCGCACATCCATAGCATACCCAAGTCAACCCCTGTTTTTCTTAGGTTTGAAATTTCCTGTAAATATTTAGAAAGCCTGAAATCCGAAATCTTCTCTTGGCTAGATATAGTATTCGCAAGCTCTGCAAATATTTCTTCTGCTTTGGTTTTAGGGATTGGTGCTATCATCGATATATCTCAAATCAAGTAAAAACATGGTTCACTGTACATGATATCACTTTTATGCTTTTACACATAAATTTGTGTAAATTTTACGCGCAAAGTTAAAACCACATTAAGAGCAAAAGACGAATGAAAAAACTACTACTTCTCGTAATTGCATCGATTTTAAGTGTAGGGGCTTGGGCGGATTGCCTTGATATAGATTCAGCTACAGATAAAAGAGAATGCCTACAAAGTAAACTTGATGCTGCAGACAAACGATTACTGGCTACTTATCAAGAAAACCTAAAAACAACCCCTCCCGAAACAAAGCAGCAACTCATAAAAGCTCAACGCCTCTGGGTGCAATATAAAGAGGCTGATTGCTTCTATGATGCCAGTAGAGTAGATGATAGAACAGGATTCACCTCTAACCAACTCTCATGCCTAATAAACAAATCCACTTCGCGTGAAAAAGAGTTGCATGAGAGATTGAGCTATTAACCCGCAAGCGGATTCATTGCGCCTCTCGCCATAAACGCTAACTGATTTTCTTGATGGCGTTTTACCGCATTCGCTGACTCAATTGGTTCTCTAGCGCCATTAATCGTCATATCAGTTTTAAATGACTGGTGAATCGTAACATTTGAAGCAGACATGTTGGAGCTATTAACCTGCCCTCTGTGTGGGTTTCCACTTGGTGGTGCATAAGACTGAATGTGTGGCATATCAGCACCTTGAGCGAAATTAGCCAAATCCTTACTATTTTGAGGTGTGGGGATTTTACCATCTCGACTATTGCTTAACTTTAAAGCATCCCTTACTTCACTATCATATCGCTTCTTCCCGTTTGCATGATATTTAGTTCTTGCTTTATAGATCAATTTAATCTGTTCCTGAGTTGTTAGATCTTTAATATCCTTCTCTGCCATTTTTTGAATTAATGGGAGTAATTTTCTAACAACCCCACCATGTTGAATTGAACTACTAAATACAGCCTCTTGAACACCTCGGCTTTTAAGATCAAATCCTGCTTTTGCATAAGCCTTTTTAGCAGGTGCATACCATAAATTGGCGGCACTTTTGTTCTGTGCTTTCTCGAAATTTACGGGATCAAGCCTTGCTAACTCTTTCCATTTTTTATTGAATGCATTGGTTCCGGGTGTTAATCCTTTGAAGTGTTTTTTTATCTCGGGATTATCTGACATAAATTTATCAAGCCCACCTTTTGCACTATTAAACTGGAATTTACCATAAGCCCAACCTGCTGGATTTCCATTTTGATCTATATCTTTGTTTGCACTTCCTATCTTCCCTTCATATTTAGCTGACACCCGACCTAGCTCGGTATGTATTTCAGAGGTTGACTGAACCACCGCCCCCTTAACCTCACCCTGCACAGCCTTAGCCACACCCACTGCAACCTCTACAGCTTTCTTGGTAGTTTCTTTAACGCTATCTACAATGGTCTTACTGACCTGATTCACGGCTTTAACCGTATCATTTGTAGGCTCAGTAGTTGGTTTTGTGACTTCATCTATCGCATTTTTAGCAGCATCCTTAGCAACTTCAACAACATCTTGAACGGCGGCAATGGGATCAGAGATGATCTTTTGAACAAAGTTAATTACCTTGTCTTTAATCTTATCCAACATAGCCAAGAAGTCTTTAATCTTCCCGATGATCTTATCGATACCATTGGTCCACTTAGACCAGTCAAAGAGCGACTTACCGCCTTCTTTCCATGTTTTGTAGTCGTCATATAGCAAATATAAGGCTGATGCTAAAGCCAGAATGATGCCAATCGGTGACGCAAGGAAAGCAAGTCTAAATAACTTAAGTAGCCCGATAAATCCTTTCAACATTGGTATGAACTTAAAAATCATCCCAAATGTTTTAATGAATGCACCCAGTACAAGGGCAGCCATACCAAAACGCAATACAACCCCTAAGCCTTCTTTAATCTGTGGGTTCAACTGACTAAATGCAGAGATACCCGCCATGATTAAAGTGTTAAGTAGCTTAAGAATTGGGATTAAAGCCTTACCTGCCTGCATCACAATGACCTGAAAACCAGTCTTTGTCATCATGGTTAAATCACGGTATTCAGACATAAACTGATTGCCTGATTTAGCAAGGTCGTCATTCATACCTAATTCTTTTTGTATCTTCTGGTATTTATCCATGTTAGATACAAACTTGCCGTCACGCATTGCAAGCAAAGTGTTCTGATCAATACCAAGTGAATTGGCATAAGCATTGGCTTGGTGCGCAGGCATCTTAGACAAGACACCACTTAGATCCTTCATGACTTCAACACGGTCACGCATTGCGCCATTCGCATCTTTGGTTTGTACACCGAGGCTATTGATCATTCCCTCATAGCCGGGAGAATTACGCATCTTTTCAGCTAAGGATTCAAGCGAACCTATAGCACCTTCCGCACTACCGCCCATTTGAGCAATAGCATTACCGTAGGCATTAATATTGGTAACGCTAGCACCAATACGCTGAGATGAAAAATAAAGCTTATCCAGTTCACTGGCTGTTTGACGAACAGCTATAACAGCTGCTGTCGCTAAAGCCATTAATGCACCATTCAATGCTTGAGCCTTAAGCTCTACTCCCTTCATGGCATCTTGCATTTTGCCTAAACCTGAATTATCAGTTTTAAATCCTAATGCGACCATGAAGTCACGAATCACACCTGCTTGAGCCATGAAAAATCACCCTCTGATTGGCATAAAAAAGCCTCACAAAAATGGAGGCTTCTTAGTTTTTACTTTCTCTTTCCCTAGCTTCTTCAATCAGATACTCATTGTCAGCAACAACATCGAGAGCATCATTCATCAAAGCAATATCAGCTAAATCAAGAGTTCCATCAATTATAGATTCATACTTGCACATACCCTTAATGACTGGCCTTAATAACCAGTCTTCCTGATTCGGCAAGCACTTAAAATTTATTCGACCTTCTTCATGCTCAATGCCTTCATAAGAAGATCTTGAATAAAATTTCCCAGATTCTTTCGAATGACAGCAACAACTAAGGGAAGGATCTGCATCATATCCAAGTCATCAAACATGATGGATTCACCACGGCACAACACGGCACCATCGCGGTTCACCACAGACAGACATTTGTGAATCACCAGATTGGTATCACCTTCAGACATGCCCGCAATAACATCCATGAGTGGTGCCAATGCTGTTGATAGGCCATCGAGTTCAGTTAAATCAATATTTTCCAGCTCAATATCATCCCCAGCCTCCATAGATTCGATCACCTTGGAAAGACCACCTTTAGCAACCTCGCTAATGATTGGAATTAGGCTTGGGACAATTGGGGCAATTTTTCGGGACACATGAAGTTGATCGAGCGCATTTAAGCGCCCGATCGTATAATTTTTATTGCTAATGGTGATCTGCATATCAATTACTCGTATGTACCAAGTTTCATATCAACTTTGATTGAGTCAAATACCCATTCAACGGTTGAGCCATCTTTAGCATTCGTATAGTCAGGCGCTTTTTTAAATGCACATTTTGAGGCAGTATGGTTATCACCTGAACCGCTATGGTTAAGTGTGATCGTATTTTTGCCCCATTTTCGTGTTGATGCTTTTTGGGTAATGTAGATATTCATCAACTTGGCATTAGTTGGTGAAGTTTTTAAAAGGCGGATTGTCACTTGACCAGAGTTATCTGCATGAAGTGAATGCATGCCCTCACCATCTGCACCCATGGTCATGGTATTTTTATCACCTGCCATTGCAAAGGTAATTCCTTCATCTGCGACAGCTGCACCATAACCCAAATCAATTACACCGTCGTCACTCGTTAAAGAGCACTGGGTGTCCATAAAGGAATAAGTTCCAGACATTTTAAGTTCCTCTGTTTGCACCTCCTTTTTTGTTATTTTCAACAATATAAAGAGGCTGCGTATTAGTGTAATGACAAGCTTTTGCAAGCTGATCAGTATCGGTTAAGTCAAAGGCTGACAGCGGGACAATATGATCTACAGACCAAAGACAACCCCTATTTTCCCAGCTCATTCCATCTTTGAACTTTTTAGATAAATAATCTTTATAGAAAGCTATCGAGCAACCCAAGTGATTGGCCGCAATACAATTCACGCTATTTCTCTTAAGGGCATTGTTGAGGTTTTGTCTTACAAATGCTCTCATTTTGAATTGAGTGTTTTCTTTGCGCTGAGATCCTTCCCACTCTCTATGCCGCTTATTCACCTTTTCCTTGTTCTGCTTTTGATAGGTTAAAGCCTTTTGGTTGTAGGCCTCTGGGTTGGATTGTCTGCGTTTATTTTCTGCTTCTCGGTATTTCTCAGGGTTGTCCTGATACCGCTCACGAAATTCCTGAAGAATTTCAGTCTTGTTGTCCTCGTAATATTTAGCTTTGTATATTTTGGTGCAGGGCTTACAAACAGTATGAAGACCATCAGACTTATTTTTGTTTCTGACAAACTGTGCTAACTCCCTGACCTCGCCACATTTTTTACATAGTTTCATAACGGCACTCAATTATTTGAATACCGCCATTGTATCTATAAATGTGTACGATACAAAGATATTAATTAACGATTAACTGAAACGATCACGTCAGCAAAATGGGTGGCACCCGCAAGTTTTGTTGCGATCTGAAATACTGGTGCTTTACGTGCTTCACGCTCAGACTGGGCTTGATCATTTAAGCTATTGGCATAGACATAGAAAGCCTTTGGTAGGTAATCACCAGTTTCTAATGCACCGAAGCTATCACCATTCCATTGGCCTTCGCCAAGCAAACCATTTTTTACAGCTTGCTCACATGCACGCTCAAGAACGCCACACTGACGATTCACACCGCCCGGTGTTTGAGGGATCTTGGTTGTTGATGTGTAGTACAAATTCCACAGAGCCGTTTCTAAATGATTTTGAAACCAATCAAGACCATGACCTTCATCAAAGAATGATCCGTCACACATCACACCTTCTTGAAGAATGGCTGTGTCATTGTCATAGCCAGCAAATACATTACATTTTTTTGCTGCTAATGCTTTGGCTTCACGGGTTTTAAGGTCTTCTGCTGCGATGCCGGGTAACTGCTTAAATTTAAGTGTGATGGTGGTATTAGTGCCCATAAAGTTGACACTAAATGCACGACCAAATACCGAGGCAGCAGCGTGCGGGTTATCACTAGAGAAAATCGTGAAAGTTCGACTGTATTTCTTGTTTGAAAGCTTGTAAGCAACATCAGTAATACTTGTGCCCACCAATGCATTTTCATCTTGCGTGGTGTGACCAAAACGGCGTACTGGTGAAGCGGCTTCAATTAAGGATGCTACTGAATCTGCTTCGGCATCAGTTAAATCATTAGCAAAAACCAACCCATACCATTTAAGAGATTCTAAGCACTCAGCGGTAACATCTTCAGCTGTTTCTGGTGTTGATCCAGCCTTGTCCCAAAAACCAATATACAAAGTACGCGGCTTGGGTGCTTGACCGAAATAAGCTTTAGCTGCTGCATACTCTGGATCATCTACACCATAGTCTTCTGCTACCTCTGCAATAGTTGAGTATTCACGCATACGCTCAACAACATCTATAACACCCGTTGTTGTGCCCAGAATAAGTAGCGAGCCGAATGAACGAGGTCCTGCCGCCAATGCAGCCAGACTAATACTGACATTGACGACGTTTGAAGTAGGTAAGGTCATTTCGACTCCTAGTTACGATTATTTTTAATTTCAGGTAAGCCTAAAAAAGACTGAATTGCATATGTACGCTCAGTCTTTCGTCTAAATGTTGCGGTGACATCAAAGCGATGAACGTACTGTTCATTGAGTAAATCAGGAGCTGTAAGAACATCACCAACACCAATAAACTTGATTTTGTGTGGCTTTAACTGATCAATATTTTGTGGAATTGCTGTGCCATCAATAAAGAGTTTTGCAAAGCGCTGACCATGGTTGCCATAAAATGACAAAGCCAGCTCAAGGGTTTCATGTCGAATGGAAGATGCATCATCGTCGCGCTGATCAAAGTAAGGACCATCATCTTGGCGCTGAGTTCTGATTCCAAATGCTACCCAGTCCACACCAACAGCAGGAAATGGTGGAGGTTTTTCTTGAAACCGCGGACGAACCATTTGCCCTGATAACCCCGTCACACCCTGAATGAAATCCTGAAAAATATCTTCAAGCTCTTGATCATTTGGCACAACTCCACCATCAGGCAAGATATATCCGCCTGTTGCTGAAGTATTCATATCTATCCTGAGATTGGTTTTAAGGTACAAATCGCCTTAATAAGTCCGCGACCATACTGAGTATTGGGAAGTGTTTGAGAGACGATATAGTCACGACTCTGCCATTTAATTTCATCCGCTTGGTAATCGGCATTACCTTCAGTCAAAACAAAGCGTGTGTGAATATTGATAGCGCCTTTAATCACAGTACCATCAGGCTTTCGATCTAACTTAAACCCATCATTGCTCGTCACAACACCATTAAATGTATGGGTAGTAACTGTGGTTTGAGGTCGGCCATTATCACCAACAATGACTGCTGTTCTTGCGCATACAATCCCTTTACTCATAAAGTCAGGATCAAGCAGAACATCACTTACATCAAGATTGGGCATTATAAATTTCCTCCCCATTCTTTTTAATAATGTAGGTGGTTGATTTTCTGAACTGAGCCGTATCAATCAAAGGCCTAACCAATCCCGCCTCAGGTGGCCCTGCTTTAATTTGCTTCAGGTATTTCTTGGCACCACTTCGACCACGATTAGCTCGCGCTCTGATCGTAGCTAATGACAATGGTGCAAATGTGCCCTCAACAAAATAAAGTCGAACCGATCTAAGCGCGACCATTCCTGCTCTTTTTAGATTTGCATCCACTTTACTAGGATTACCATCTAAAGCAGCATGTGCCGCCTTTACCAGTAAATCAGCAGTCTGACCCTGAACTCGCTCAAGCGCTGGAACCAAAACAGGACGTGCTGGAATGTTTTGACTTGGTGAGCCATTCTCATGCAGATAACCAAGTTCAGCATTGGTCATACCATCTTCTCGGGTTTCCCCATGCGGAATACCCACCAACACCTCTTGAGATGTTAGTTTTTCAATTGCTTCAAAAATACTAGCGAGTCCCTCACCAGTTGAAGTCACACTCATAACTGAATGCCTCCCGCTCCAACCATCATCATTAACTGATAAAACTGAATCCCGTATGTTGTTTGGTTCCAGTGACCCGCATCAGTAATAATTACACCCGATACATCCATTGACTTTGATACACCATCAATAGACTTAGAGGTTTCATTACCAACAACCTTGCCACCAATACCACCCACATCAACAAAAGCCATATCACGCGCATAAAGCGTTAAATAATGAGCCACAAAGAATGTAAGGCCCTCATCTAACAAATCATCCCAACGGCTTTCAGGTAACAGTTTCTTCCCAAGTTTTAAATAAAAGTTAAATTGAAAGGCTGGATACAAATCCAAATCCGCAAAAACTGGCATCGTCTGCCGAAAGGTTGATTCATCTAACATTACTTGGCCTTTGGATCAGCTTTGGCTTGTGCTTCCGCTTTAGCACTATCAGCAATTTGCTTTTGAAGATCAGCAATTGTTTTGGCATCAGCTTTGGCTTGTGCTTCCAACTCATTGATCTTTTTAGTTGCATCATTGGACTGGGTTTGCAGTGCTTCATGATCAGCTTTCAATTGATCAAAATTATCTTGAAGCTCTTGATTGACTGCGATCGATGGAGTGATTTCCTGCGAATGAGCTTTAACAAACCAATGATCAGCAATTTCAGCATCCACCTCCTGCACACCGGCAGGAAGGGTTACTGTTTTTTGCTGACCATGCTCATCTTTACCAAGATTCACTACAAGCTGCTTAGTTAATAAAATTTGAGGCATGGTCATTGTTCCTTATAGGCCATCGGCATAGAAAGCTGTTTCTGGATAAACCCATTCAACCGCACCCAAGCGACCAAAATAGGTAGTCAGCTGGCGTAGGTCACGATATTCAAGTGGAGTACGTTGTAGTGGCACCAATGGGAAGCGCACACGATTTTCCGACTGCGTGTAGCACATCATGCGGTCGGTATTACCAACACCACGTTTAACAGCCCATTTAGAAGGCTGAATATCTAAAGGCTTACCATTGACTGACATACAAAGGTTGTTGATCTTCAAATATTCCAAGATTGAGATATTACCGGCATCACTAACTACGCGAGTGGTCAACCAACCAAACTGAACTGGAGGTAATAGCAATTTATCAGGACATACAGCAAAACCAGATGCGACCCATGCATTATTTAAAATCAGGTTTACGTCATCTACGATCTGCTGCGGTGTAGCTGTTGCCCAAGAGGTATTGACGTTTGTTGCACCAACTTTGCTTGAGTTAAATAAACCTTCTAAGCCAAGCTGCTCATCACCGATATAAACTTGCTCATCTACATCCATGTTGTATTTAAGCGTTAAACCAGCGTGTTTTTGTGCATCAACTGGACGACCAACTTTTAAGGCTGACTCAAGCTCAGGCAATGTATAGCCGATCTGCATAGCCCATAAAGTTAATGGCGCGGCAGTTTTACCAATATCAAGTGCAATGCCTTGGATGGCATCTGTATTTTTACCAACCCAAGCTTTACCACTACCCGACTGTCCACCAGCTGCTGCAAAGGTACTGTTCGTAAAAGATGATGTCTCATCTGCAATCGATACATCCGAACGCAAATCAATGTCACGTGTCCATGTAACTGAAGCTAATGGCTCATGCATAGTTTGATCTAAGCGTTCAAGCTCACCAACCAAGAAGGCACCCGAGCTATCCACAGTGCGCTGATCAAATGTCATCATTTGGTCACGTGTGCGCGCACGAATAGGATTACCCATTGCTACAGCTTGCGCCATGGTTGTGGCCAAGAGTAATTTACTCATATTTTATTTTCCCTAGACGTAAAAAAAGACGCTTTAAGCGCCCCCTGATTTACGTCATTTAAAATTAGATGTTGTAAGAGATTTCCACGTTACCACTGGCATCCGCTGCATGCATAAAGATCGCATTCACTTCAATCGTATTGGCCCCATCTGCAACTGCTTCAATACCACCGATTGGTTTTGCTTCTGTGCCAGCATTTACACGAACAAAGACTTTGCCACCAGTTTTGGAAGTGCCCGCATTACATTTCACAGTCATATAGCCACGGCGCAATACATCATTAAAACCAGCAACTGGAATAGCTGCACCCAAGCCATTGCTTGCTGACTGAGTTGGGTATGAGCGAACGATAAGACCGTAAATATTTGCGGCAGTATCAGCGGAGGTTAGCGGTGCAAATTTACCATCGGCATTTAATTTACCGAACAAACCAAAGCCGGCAAAACCTGTCACAGTATTATGGGCTTCAATGGTTGAATGTGATTTTCGTGATACATCACCCGCAATACCTGAAGGCATGCGATATAAAAAAGCATTACTCATGATTATTGTCCTTTATTCCAGAAAGCGCGGTTTTTAGCGTTGATGTCAGCAGGTGTTGGAGCTGATCGACCAAAGTCCCGAGTTGTGATACCCGTACGTACACCCTTCGCATTATTTTGCTGTTTGATCAATTCTGATGCCCCAATAAAAGCAGCATCAACCGTATGGGCTGGCAAGGCATCAATATTGGCATTGGCACCACCCACAAATGGCCCAATCGTTTTAATCCCATCAGCGGTGGCATAAGCTAATTTCAAAGCATTGCGTTTCGCTGTATCGGCAACTTTGCCAACGTCTTTAGCAGATGAATCCAGTGTCGGGATTTTTAAGCCGGGTGCGAGAATCTCGGCACGCGCACGAATGTCTTGAAGTGAATCACCTGTGTAGGTTGTACCTACATCGGCTTTACCTGCTGGTTCCGCTTTCAAGATGTCGTCTTTGGTTGGTTCATCGTCCGGATCATCTTCACCATCTTCGGTTTTCTTTTCAGGGTCATCTGAATCTTTGGTTTTTTTCTTTTCCAAAGCACCTAGTCGAGAATCCATAGTTTTAAGCATTTTGAGAATTTGCCGATTTACAGCGGCATCTGAGGTTTTGCCTTTGCCCTCACCCTCAGGATCGTCATCATCTTCGGTTGGATCATCATCTGGATCACCATCCTCAGTTTCTTTAGCCTTTTCCAAAGCCTCATCAATTGTACGTTTGGTTTTAAGCAATGCCTGATACCAAGGTGTTTTTGTCTTTTTAGCCATAGTCTTACTATCCTTAATTGCACAGCGATTACCGTTGCGCCCTTTTTCTACCAATGCAATATGATTAATAACAATATTGCTCTGCGTTGCTTTACCTTTTTCAAGTTGTAGGTAATCAGTGTCATAACCTAGAGATATTTCAACCTTTCCGTTATTAACATCCTCAATGGCTTGCTTATCTGTAATTAATAAATCACCAATCAAGAGATTGTCTTCAAGCCCTTCCCCACGGCGAATATTCTGACCGATACCACAAGATAGTTGCTTCCAGTTTTCAGGCTTTACCCAATCATCAGGATGATCATTGGTGACAGGCTTACCTTCTGCACTCGCCATAGTTTCAGGTCGGAATAGATCATCATCACCACGAGTAACCACAATAAGCCCAGTATTATCAGGCTCTACTGGAATTTCTCCATCGCCATAAAGCAATGTTCCAGTACGTGCTAAAGCCACATCACGACAGAGTAAATAACCCTCTGGTGTCATTTCCCGAGTCTTACCAATTTTAGAGACTGTATAAAACTCGTTAGCCTTGTCAGCCATTTTGGTTCGACCCTGTTTGGGTTTCTTTTTAAACATGATTCACCTTTGAATAGGCAATAAAAAACCACCGCATGGGTGGTCAGTCTTCAGGTATTACAGGTTCGGGGTAACATCGGCAGTTTATGTCACAACCCGCATGCGCTCTACGACCTGACTTTTTATCAACAACTGGTGGGTTGTTCCATTTGAAATGTTTACCGTTCAGCTCTTGATGATCATGCCGTACATCACTATCTTCAGATGTACGCCAAATATAACCATCACTGCCTAAATCCTTGGCACGTGCCTCTGTGAATGCTGTTGCAGCTCTAGATATCTCTGTACGTGCAATAGTATTCGCTCGTGCCTTAGTGACTCCACCTATAGCCATGATCAGACCTGATATCTCATCGGCTCGACCACCTTCAATGACAGCGCGTGTAGCCAAATCCTGAACTCGCTGTGCAGCATTAAGAGGAAGTGACTTGATCAAGCCAACCTGATCGGCAAGAAGTTTTTGCATAACCGCACCAACATCAGTGTTTCTGATTTGATACTTCACACCAATAGACATATCCTTTGCATGAATTAGCCATGTCTTTTCATCACGTAAAGCTACATCCATCAAAATACGAGAGGATGCATTCACAGCCCATACATCCAATGATTCGGCGTACTTGCGTAAAGCAGTCACTATGGATGGATAAACTGTTTCATCCGTTACATCAAAACCCTTAATAATTGAATCGATATAACCAGATATTTTACGCAGCTGCTGTCCGTACTTCTTTTCCACCTTCCTCGCTCGGTTCGGTGTGTGGCGGATTCTCTCCATGATCGTAGTTCTCTTGAGGTTTAGGCACCTCATCGTCAGCTGCTTCAATATCTGCATCTGTGATATTTGAATAGATACCTGTGATTTCACTTGATTGGCGAAGTTCTTTCATAGCTGCTTGAGTGCTAATCAATCCTTGCTCCTCGGCCTTACAAACTGCATCAGTAACCTTGGTGGCAATATCTGCTTTTTGCACATCATCAATCTGCCACAGTGATGCAAAATCAAAAGTAAATGAATCGGGTAATGCCTTACCAAGCGTGGACAATGAAACAATTTTCAAAAGCTTCCCAAGCCCTGTACGCATACGGCGCTCTTGTTGCTGATTGATATTGTCGTAATAGTTGCTTAGGTCTGATTCACCAGTGGCATTCATACCAGATGGAGATTGACCGAATAAGCGGACTAAAGGGATTTGCGAAGCCCCAGACAATTGCTGTCCAAACTGCAACATGACAGCATCAAGACCAGCAAAACTGTATGAATGAGTTTCAAAAGTATCCTCTAAATCCATGAGGGTTATCCCCTCATTGGATTGCCATAAACGCATGTGTTCGATCTGCTTGATTAAAGCATTTAATGCGGAACCACCCATGCCTATATTTTTACGAAGATCCTTTACTTTGTACGTGCGTAAATGCGCCTTATAGACCAGTTGAGCGATACCAGTCGTCGTACTATCAAATGCAATCAAGCGATCTAAAAGACGCTCAATGACTGATTGCCCCCAAAGGTTTTCAGCTACCCGCTGCCAATACGGTAGATCCACACCATCAAATCGGATGACACGAGAATGATGAATACGCTGATTGGATAACCCTAATGAGTCTGCAATCACGTCGTAATATTTTGGCATGCCAAAGTCGGGACCATATTCACTAACCAGATCCTGCAATGTGGGTTGAACCAACCATCGATCTAAGACCATTAAGCCTTTGAATGAATCCTTGCCCACGGTATCAATATTTAATGGTGTACTTACATTCTGTCCATCGATAAGCATTACAGCGATAGCACCACCATATAAACGCCCCCACTTAATGACATTGGTTATCTCATTCCAGATTTCTAAATCATCCATAGCCCGCTGAATCTCTTCAGCATCACTAGGATCATCCAAGCCACGCAGGTTTACACCCTCACGCGTCATATCTTCTGCGACCACATCAACAACCTGACCAACCACCCACGAGGAGCGATACATTGCTTCAAGCTTTACGCGGTCACGACTAAGGAAGTCAAAGCCATAAGTTGATTGGTCATTTTGGCTTCCCGCGCCCAAGCCGAGTCGCGCAGCAAAGTTTTGAAAACCATCTGCGGTAAAAATATTTGAAAATTTCATTTTATGTCTCGGTTAGAGCTTATCCCAGATCAACATGCTAGAAATTGCAGGATTAAAGCAGATCATCACACTATCAGCACGGTTTGGTGATACAGCACCATCAGGCTGCTTATTGACTAAAAGTTTGCCTACACCATTTTTCATGTATGTGGGTTGTGATAATTCCATAGTTAATTGAGTTAATTCATTCTCATCAATATCGTCTTTAGAGAGTGATATTAGGTTGTCTGGGTCGTACTCCATGCCTTTTAAAGCGCGATAAGTATTCTGAAATCTCATGCGTAAAGCCCACCATGATTGGGCCTTTAAATTGGCAAAGTAGTCTTTATTCTTACGATTCTCGACCATCTCACCATCAGGATCATACACGGCGGCTGAACCTCGGAAAGATTCAACATTAATCTCCACACCGCCAATTTCACGCTGCTGCTCATTAATCACACGAGCATCACCACGTACGCCAGCACCTAGTCCATCAGCATCGTAATAAAGCAGACCGTAATCTTTTTCTATGCAGATATCCATAGTCTTTTGCGTTGTGCCAAAGATGTCATCACCTTTACCAGACCATGACTCCAGATACTGCAAAACAATGCCATGACGACCTGCAAATGAATTTTTATCCTTACCTTCATCGGCAACATCTAACGCCCCAATACGATCACCAGTAGGGTCAATGTTGAGTTTCTTATGAGCATCAATCGCAGCCTGAACCCATACTGAAGGAATCAAGACACCTTCAACCGATGCGGCATAGTTAATATCAACCTCTTGGGCCAATACCACCTCATCAAGTGTGGCTAACTGTTTTTCGTACCATGGGTAAATCAGTTTGCCGCGTAAATCGACCTGCCAATTCTTATCTGGGTTGTCACGCCACGGCATGGTAAATACTGAATAGCGACCACTAAAACGATCACGATGGAATCTATCCCCTATGCCGTTTGGAGTAGATCCTTTGATGTGTACGTTGGTATTTTGAGAGATTGCAGCATCTACAGCTTCCTGACGTTCAACGAATGCCCATTCATCAAGAAAATACATTGAGGTACGACCACCACGGCCAATGTTGTCACCGGCTTCACCTGTAATAGTTGCACCATTGTCAGGATTTACGATACGCATGTAGTTATCATGATCACGTACTGAAAAGTTTTTAGGCTTCATCCAGTCCGGCATTTTGCTGAACATGTCACGGAACTTATGCAGTAACGTTTTTGGGTCACCACGTTTATCTACAAGTTCCTCTTTACGACTCCCAACACCACCGGCAAAACCTTCAACAAATAACCATCGATGCAAAAAGAACCCAAGTACAACGTAGCTCATCCCCTCATCACGAGACTTTTCAATTAAGCCATGTGTTTGACTACCCTCTCGTTCAAGTAACCAGTGCACCAACTCAACCTGTTTAGGTCGTAATACAAAAGGAATATTTGCAGGTAATCCGAAGGCCATGCCTCGTGGATCATATGTCCAGATCCAATTATTAAACCAGTGCACTGGATCACTTTGGCATTTGTATATTTCTGCCTGCTTACTTAGTTCGTTCTGCTCAATTACTGCTTTGTAGTAATAACGCCTTGTCATCTCAGCAATGACTTCAGGTAGACGTGTGTTTATCGTCCACTCTTTAATTAG